CCAGAATGAGAATATGGGCTTGTTCCATTCGCCGCCTCCTCGCACAATCATGATTATTGTATCACAAAACATGATTTTCCTTGAATTTCAAGCTTTTATGTGTCTTTAGGTGCTTATTGGTGCTTATAGAACAACGCATTCATTATCTTCAAAGAAGCGATAGAGGTCTTGACGGGTTACTCTGTAATGTCTGCCTATCCTATATGTCTTTATCTTCCCCTCTCTCATGAACTGAGATATTGTTGAGAATGGGATGCCTAACATGGTAGCAACATCTTTTGGACTGAACGCTATCATTTTATCCCATGTTCCTTCTTTTGTCGAGAAGAAATTATCTAATTCTTTGTTGAACATTTTATTTTTTCTTCCTTTCCTCTGTTTTGTTTGTCTTTTTGGAATGATAATAGCATAGTGTGTAAGGTGAACTTATAGTCATCCTCTCGCATCCGTAAAGATTCTTCATTCTGATCTTGGGCTTTACGATGCGAGAGGCTGCTATAAGCAAGGAACACAAGGAGAAGGATAAGAAAGGTTCAAGCTCCTCACTTCGTAGGTCAGCTTGAAGTTATCTTATAGAGTGTGTATCTGATCTCTGAGACAACATCAAGTAGCTCCTAGAAATGCAGGGAGCCGAAAGAGAGCGATAAGGACAACATCAAGGAATCCTGCGAAGCAGGAGACTTGATGTCTCTTATATAACTTTTTCCTCTTCCTTTCTTCTTGTGTACCACCTAAGCTTTTTTCAATTTTTGTATATTTGTGTACCACCTAGATAATTTTAATCTAGTAGCGTAAATCTTTAATGTTTCTGACACATTTACTCCCGTACTCTTCCGACTGTGTCAGAACACCTTCCAGAACCATATCTTCAAAGCTCCGGGGCCCTTCTTCCTCTTTGTTGTCTACATCGGTGTCCATGACACTCAGCCAATAGGCTGCTGCCATTGTGACGGCATCAAGGCGGTCATCATGGGCAATGGCATTCTTGTCTCGGCAGATGCGTGTCATCTGATAGATCAGGGAATAAGCCTGTCCACTCTCATAGTGGCGGTAATCGCTCTCGATGACACTCTGGTTGACAATCAGTTTATGCCGCATGAGGATAGGTTCGAGGGTGTCAATAATACGCAGTTCTTTCTGTTTGGTGTGTTTGACCTCAGTGATGGCACAAGGGTGAATCTTGGTAAAGATTGGTGTCATGATCTTTGTGAACATACCGTCACCGAAGTTGGCCTCTACGATGATCTCATTGACCTCCCAGAATTTTGCAAGCTGCGCCATCTGTGTGAGTGTCAGATCACTATATCCCTCTGTGAAGCCTCCAACTTCCATCAGGAAGAGATAGCCATTAAGGGCCTTCATGACGGCATAAGCGCTCTCATCACTCCCCCGTCCTGCCGGGTCGATCGCCATGACGGTTCCTGTGTAGGGCTGTGTCTCCGGTGATCTACTGAGAGGTGCATAGTACATGTCGCCCTTCATAGCGACGCAGGGAATGTCTTGCAGTCTTTGTTGAGGCCCGTTCGCCCACGACCATTTAATAGATGTCTCATGTGGGTCCAGGCTGTCAATGATGAGATCGGAGACTTTGAGCGGATATTTCTCAAAGTCACTGAGGTTGGTGTTGAGCAGGAATTGCAGGGCAAAACCTGCACGCCCATAAGACAAGCGGCGCTTCTCGATCTCGATGTCATCAAAGCGCTCCGGGTCCGTGGAGGTTCCTTTGTATTTGTCTGGGTCACTGCGGTACCGATCTGCAATAAAGGGAGCAAGGCTGTCACCATAAGATTCAAGTTCTGCCTCGTTCTCCGGATAAAGGACGGGCCAAATGCGGGTGCTATAACCGCGCTTTTGTAAGACGTTATAGAGGCTTGCCTCATTCTGTGGTGTGCCTAGGTAGATGATCTGCCCACCCGGCTTTAGGATGGCATCATACTCCTTGACTGCCTCAGAGAGTTTGTCGCGTTGTAGCTGTGTACCGCTGTTCTTCGGAACCTCGACATCATCGGAAATTAGAAGATCGGCGCGTGTACCTGTGATCTGTCCTGTGATACCGACGGACTTGACGCTCGGCGAGATGTCTGCCTGCGCACCACCGACGTTGAAGATGTTCTGTGTGTCTAGTTGTGTCTTATCCGCTTTCATGTCCGCAAGAAAAGGCAGCGTGCGGATGATGCTCTTGATGAAGCGTGCATTGTCATCCGCGCGGTCTCTTGATGCGGGGATGAGGAGGCCTTTTAAACCCCTGCCCTGCCACAAACGCCACACAGCATAGGCACACGTCAGGAAGCTCTTGGCAACGCCGCGAAATCCTTGGATGATAACGCGGTCGCTCGGAGGGTTCTGAAGGTACTGTGCTATGTCCACCTGAATCGGTGTGGGATTCGGGAGGCCGATGCTTTTCCATACGATATAGACAAAAGCCCAGAAGTGTCTCCAGGCCTTTTCTATATCCTTGTCAGACCACTTCAATGAACAACCTCGCTTCCGACGAGATCAGGGATATTGTTCATGTCCCGCACGATGGTCTCGACGCCCTCGGTCTCAGTGGTGGTGATGAAGTCGTTGTCTTTGAGAAATTGCCGTACCTTCGCAAGGAAGGCAGGGTTCCTGCGCATGTCTTCGTCGCTGAGACCTTCAAGCAGGGCATTGGCTTCCTGCTGTGCAAGGGCATCAATGATCTCCTGCGGGAGTTTGATTCCTGCCATATTGTTTGTCTCCTTTCAAAAGTTAGTAGTAGATACTAGAAATGTGCCTTCCACTGGACTTCCCCGCCATTGACCTTATTGTCTTTCAGATCATAGTGCAGTTCTAAGACAATAGAGCGGTCTTTCTTATAGTTGCGCTGAAGGCTGACGGGGATATAGGCCTTGCCGTCGTGGACGCCCATGCCGGCCCCCAGTTCCCAGTTGCGGTAGGTGTTGATCTTGTAGATGCCGACGGGAACGTCTTTGTTCTCCGGCTGCTCTGCAACAACGGTTTTGTCTGTCTTTGCGAGGGCTTCAGGCGGGAGCGTAGGGTCGTTCCTATCGAGTTTTTCTTTCACGGTATGGGCAACACTATCCCCTGCCCCAGAAAACTCGTTATAGACGGTCTGAGGGCGTCTCAGGCCCCTTTGTGCATCCAAAATCATCTCTGCTGCCGCATGGGCATTCGGTTTATTGATCTTGAGTTCGTTCCGAAGGACGTTCTCATTCGTCGCCTCTTCGGGGGTCATGATGACGGTATTTTCGGTCTGGTTGTCTTTCTGCGTGCTTTTGCATCCATAGACACAAAGCACAACGGCAAGGATGGCAAGACAAACAAAAAGAACCGCCCGCAGGCGGCCCTTCTTGATCTTGCTCCATCCCTTACGTATAAAGGATGTTGGCATCAAAACTCTTTCCTCCAATCTGTGCACTGTCGGTGTACTGCCACATGTAGCCCTTGATGTCATCGGTGCTGCCCCACTCGGCATTCCACACGGCGCATCCGAGGCTCCTCCAATCAATATAATTGGTAAGCCAGTGGTAGCTGGCGTAGATTCCGCAGTTCAGGCCGAGGGTGTCAATGAAGGCTTTGCACATGGCGGTCATCTCTGCGGGGTCAAAGGCGAAGCCCCTGCGTGCCTTGTACTGGTCTGCATCCTCCATGTCATAGAACACGGGAAGTTCCAGAAGGACGCCGGCCTCGTCGATGATGCGGCGACAATGGCGTGCCTCCTCACGGGCCTGCCATTCGTTCAGGCCATAGCCGTAGTGGTAAGCGCCGACAAGAAGCCCGACACGGTGCGCCTCATGGACGTTGCGTCGGAACATCTCATCAATGCCGGTGCGCCCGTAGGTACACCTGATGACGGCAAAGTCATAGCCGGCTGCCTTCACAGCATCCCAGTTGACCCACCCATTATTTTCGGAAACATCAATTCCTCGTTTCATTTTTGTTGTCTCCTTTCTCGATGATGTTCTTTTCGTCTGCTATCTGTTTAAGCTTTGTCCGCAGGAACGCAGGGATGATATATCCATAGCCCAGACGGTCAATGTTCTCCACAAGGCTCAGTCCTTCGATCAGGGCAAAGCCTGCAATCACCATATCCCTGAAGAGATCGAGGCTCATAGCGGTGTCAAGGAGGAAGCCAATCAGAATACAGACAAAGATACCTGCTTTTTTAAAGAGCCCTCTGGAACCAATTGCAGAACTCAGGCGGTGCTGCTTCAGTCCGACGGCTACGCCTGTGATAACATCAAGACACATCAGGACGGCAAGGGCCTCGATGGAGGCGTCAATACCGCCGACAGCTTTGTCAAAGCAGGTGAAGCAAATGCCGAAAACAGCGCCTAAGGTCAGCTCTGTGGTGGACCAGAGGTTTTGAATGTAGTGTAATATGGTGGTTGTCCTCCTTAAAAAGTGATTCCTAAAATCCGTTGAATTAAATGCTGTTGTCCCGTAGTATGCAGCGTCAACTGTACATATTGAGAACCATCCCTTGCAAACGTAAGCAGGGATGAAGCCGTTCCGTCAAAAATAACAATGGAACCTTTAAGATAGCAAAGGGCGTTAAAAACCCGTGCAGAAAAGGTATAATAAAGCGGGATTGTGTAACTCCCTATCCCCTTACTAAGAACTTCTATAAGGTAGACATTTGCTTGTGACCGTCCGGTGGGAGGCAGGGCAGCAGCCGTATTTACCTTTATCTTATCAAAGTATGCAGGGTTGTTCCCTACCTGAACTTTCGAGTTCCCTGCAAGAGGAAATTCCCAATCTATGGGGTTTGTACTCATTGTAGTACGCATTCTCTGTATAGGGACAAGTTCGAGGGCTGCTGTTGTCATTGGATTCAGTTTCTGGAATGTGACCGCTTCATCTGCAATGTTCTCGGTTTTGACAAGACCATCCAACCCTGCTGAAGCGGCAGCCTTCTTAGCACTCTCAGCGGCGGCTGCTGCCGATGCACCGGCATTGTTTGCGCTCGTGTTTGATGCCAGAGCGTCCTGCTTCGCGGTGTCTGCGGCGATTTCTGCTGCATCTCTGAAATCCCTAGCTTCCTCTGAGAGTTGGCGCGTTGTATCGGTGTACTGAGCGGCTGCATGCTGCATGCCCCTCACGAGTGTTTCGGAGGTCTTTGCATTATTTTCGCTCTGCTTTGCATTTAGCTCACTTATTGCAGCACCCTGTGAGTTGTTTGCCGTGATGTTTCGATCACGCTCAACCTCCTCTGCTATACCTGAAATATTCTTTTCGATGCGTCGCAGCTCATCAGCACGGACTACACCAACGCCATCGAGATATTCAAGGTTCACAGCATCTGAAGGCGCTGATGGTGCTGCTACGTTCTTGATGCGTTTGCCGCCTGCCTGCCATGCACCATCATCGGTAAACATACCGCTCAGGAAGATGGCATCGTTGTTCTCCTCGGCGACATGCAGGAGCTGCACGCTCATTTTGTCGAGCTCGGAGGCGAGCAAGATGCTGCCGTCATTGAAGTCCACAAGGCTGCCGGTTGGTGTCTGGCGATAGATGCAGATGGTGGCCTGCTCGCTGCCTGCCGTGGTTAGTTTAACGGTCTGTCCCTCAACAGTATAATCCTTGTTATACATAAGAGGTGTGGAGGTGTTGCCCTGGTCGTAGCGAACTTTGACAAATTGTTTGCTGAGATAAGGAAAAGGGAAGGTATATGTCTCCTTCCCTCCTTTATAGAATACGGTTGCTTTATTTTGCATGTTGTCTCCTTATTTCTTAGGTCTCTTGTCGGGATAGTCACTGCTCCCGATGACATGATCGATGTAAGTCATGAAGGGGATGAAGCGCGGGATAGGTAGGAGATTGTAAAGGGCCCGCAGATCACGCTTTGCTGCATCTCCCTCGATCATATGATAACCGCCATAGAGAGCACTGAGGGGAATCCCGAATGCTTCTTTGACAGCCGGAAGCTGAGACACAAAATCTCCGGCAATGTCTGCATCCGTCCTCTCCTTCTTTCGGGAGCCCGAGCGGCTGACGGTCGTACGGATGGTTG